CACTATATGGCATTTTTATGTTGCTAAACGCATGTTGGTCAAGCCATTCATGTAAATAATATTTACAGAAATTATCACGCGTTTTTCCTTGGATCATAAATTCCCTGCGATTTCCTTGACCATCAAATTCGTTATCGAATGAATACATAAATGTTTGTGGTGCAAGTCCACTGTCGACATATTTTTTTGCCAGTTCCTTGAAATATTGGTCTCCTAGTGGTGGTTTTTTGCTTAATGCAAAATGTCCATGTTGTATGTCGAGTTGTGTATCTTTTAAAATGTACTTCATAACGTATCGATATGATTTATATGATGGTTTTTCGATAAACGAATAACCTCTGTTCCAATGTTTCCAATTGATCCTTTTATCATATTCGATGTTTTTAGGCACTTTACCTTTGAAAAAGAGTATTGCGTGCCAATGTGCGCGTCCCTTAGTTGATCCATATTCACCCGCTACGATGTATCGTACTTTATAGCCTTCGTTTCTCAGGCTTTTCATAAAGAGCTGATAATGTTTATATACTAAAGTTGCGCTTTCTGGCGTGTCTCCGTCTCCGTATGTCAACGTTACACTTAATGTTTCGTCACTATGGTGACTTTCGGCAATGCATCGTCCAACATAGTCGTTTACTTTGTTTTCCCTGCATTGCCAGCATTTGTGACAGGCAACAAGACCAACTTCGCTTATGTTATTTGGTGAAATACACATGTTTTTTCTTCGTTGCCTCGTTTCCAGTCACTAAATGCATATACTGACAAGGGTAGTACATGTTTCCGCCAAACCCCCCTCCGATACTTGACGTCTACGGGGGGTTTGGCTGATGTTGGGTTAATATAATATTTCCCCATCATCGGTTTTTAGCGTTTTCCAACCTTTTATTTGCCAGTGTGCAGGGTCGTAAAACTTCCATTCATACCCACATTCGATGTCGATATTCATTTTTCGGGCAACTTCCATACCAATTGTATAAAGCATCGCCCATTCTTTTTGGTGCAAATCCCAACCTTTAACACTGTGGATAATATCCACAGCAAGCCCATATTGGTGTGGGCTTTTGTTGGCCTTTGCTAATGTGACGCCTTGTTTATATAAATTTGTCTGCTGTTCAGCAGTTCGCCACATTTCACTAGCAAATACGGGTATATTATACGCCTTACAGGCTTTAACCATTTTGCGTTCAAATTCTATAAGGTCGGGGTGCGCGCCAGTGCGCGCAGCCCTCAGTTGTTGTTCCTTATACTTATTAGAATTTATAAAAGACTTATTACTTAACGCTTGTATCGCTAGTTGATGCGTCTTCGCTTGCGGCAAACGTTTCACTGGTGTCTGGAGTGCTTTCTTCACTTCCTTCCACGTTGTCTTCTGATATCCCGCTTGGAGGCATAGATGGTGCATTTCCTGCTTTAAGATCTGGGAAAGTTTCTGCATTATCTTCGATAACCTCTTCATTTTGCGCTTTTACCTTTGCAATTTCAGCTAAGAGAATTTGTTCTCTTTCTGATTGTGCTGTTTTTACCATATGCATTAATCGTTCCATTTCTGGATTACGAGTTCGACGCATCTCAAGACCAGTAAACTTAACATCAGACATTTTTTCGACAATGTGATCTGATGCACGATTTTTGTAAGTTAATGATGCACTCTTATCCTTTGAGACTGCTCGTACATAAAGTGTACTTGAGATTGATGTTATCAGCGTGAATAATCCTTCATCGCTAACCAATAATTTTTCGTCTTTAAAATCCTTGGTGTTTGATCCATACAATGCAACTTTGTCGCTTGTATTAAATTCAACACGTATGGTTCGGCTATTGCCTTTGACAACAAATTCTAAAGTTTCGTTTAACTTTAATTTGTTCCACCCATCGAGGGCTTGAATTTGATAACGTTTCATTTTTTTTCCTATATGGTTATTTTGCCCCGCTCACGCGGGGCAGGGGAGGGGACTTTTATGCTTTTGTTAATCTTGTTTGATCAACATCTGCCATTACTTGATCATAATCGTCGGTTGCTTCTTTTAGCGCTCCGCCGAATACTGTGTTTCCTGTGATTTCAAATGTACCGCGTGCAGTAATTTCAAATGCATCAGATGTACTATCAGCAAATACTTTGTGATGAACATTATTACAGAGGTAGAAATCCTCTGTTAATTCTGGATCAACTGTTTCGTTTGCCCAAATTTTTTGTCTGTCTTCATCAAATGACGCGTCAACATCTGGACGGTAATATTTACCGCCAATATTTGGCGCGCTTCGCATGAATTCATGATTAAGTGGTGCATAACCAAAAATTGCATTTGGTGTTGAATGATCCACGTCGATATGATCGTTTGTTACGATACTTACTTTTTCTGGATCGAGTTCATCTCTGGTGAACTCAGGATAATTATTAACGCTTGTTGTATGTAAATAATGATCTTTTTGTCGCTCAAATAACTGTTCTGGTGTTATTTCAGCTGTAATAACAATTATGCCACCTGTATTTATAGCAGGAGTTCTCATTGTTATATCTACCAATGCACCACCAACTGTTACTGACTCGTCAAGATTTGCCGCGTCTGATGCAAAACGTTGTTGATAACCCATTTGGGTACGTTGTTGCGCTAATAAAATTGGTTGTTTCATTGCTTGGTCGGGAATTCTTATCCCTGACATCAAAGTGTCAATAATGTATTCGTCATCGTGTCCTTGATATAAACTTCTTGCTTTTGCAAAAGCTTGTGTCTTTTTAGCCATTTCAATATTTGATAATGAAACAGTAATTCCATTATCTGCCATTTCGGCCCATATTTCATCGCCCCAAGAGTAATCACCAGTAGAGCCAGTAGGTGTAAACCCTCCGGTTGCACTTGGCATTTCTCTTGTTGTATACGAACCATTATAATATATTTCTTTATTTTGTGAATGTAATGGTAAATTTGAATTTACAACATTCAATGATACTTCGCCGTCAATTATAGCCTGATCAAAATCAGGTACAATATGTGCCATTGTTGTATGGTTCCAAAATGCTTGAGCTAATGAAGTATCTGTCATTGTTCGCATTGATAAACTTGAAGATCGTTCTTTGCGTCTAAAGTTTACAACAGTGTTATAAGCCTCGATGTAATCGCGGTTTACTGTTGCTGAACCTTGGGCGTGCATACCTAATGTTTTATAAAACTCATTATCAGCTTGGCTAAATGTATGTGTTTCAATAAATGGGATAGGCGTTTCGCCATCCTCACGTGGTACACCTTGATATGACCTATTTAAATCGTCCATTCCATTAAAACGATCAAATGCTAGCTTAGGGACTAAGTGAGCATTTACAGTCACGTTTACGCCATTAAATAACGTTTCTGCAGTTTCCATCATTTCCACTGCGATTTGCATTCTTGATCGCTTTACACCGTCTTCGCGGAGTAATGGTATACATGCCACAGGTATAATTTTACCTGCGTTTCCTGATGTAATAACTGTCTTTTGATCAATCCTTGTTGATCGCTTGGGCGTCAACGGTGTCGTCAAAAGATTATTTTGGTTCATTCCATTCATTTTTTAACTTTCCTTTTTAGTTTATATTGCTTTCGGCAATTCTTGCATTTGCATGGTTTTTTGTTTTTAATACGCACTTCTAACAAACCCATTAATTTCATCTTGGGTTTTTCGTATTCCAGACGTAAGTCCGCGTATTCCTAATGGTGAATTTTTTATAGTCATTTGATTTTGTAATTTTTGTAATAAATTAACTTCAGTATTATATCGTTTATCACGATATTTTGTGCCTAAATTTTGTATAAAATTTCCTGCATCACGCATATATTTAGATGCACCTGCTGTTGCGACAACTGCCCCTCCGCCAAGTAAATTAGATATTTCCAGCTCTTCGCCTGGTAATCTCCATTTAATGCCCCAGGGGTCAACATATACGTATAACATTGATTTTTGTTCTGCTGAAACAATTCCTTTGTCTGATTGTACGTAATCTAGCTTTACAGGTGATTGCTCAACTTCATAAATTGAAAATGGATTTGTTGTGTCAATTCTTGATGTTAAATTTTTTACTGTTTGAACAGGTGTTAAAATATCGCGACTGTTAATAGTTGGCGTAAAATTGTTTAAAGGATTTGAATTTGCAACTTGATTTCTCAAATATTGCATTTCTAAACCTTCTTTTTGTGTATTTATTTTACCTTTTTGAAAACTTTGATATCCGGTAAATGCATCTTCCATTATATCGATGTAATTTCTTGTTGGCATTGAAGATAGTAGGGGAGCTACATATCTTGTTGTTGTACCAGTTATATTACCACCTGTTGCTCGTAGAGCTGTTAATGGATTGTATCCTGCATTTCGTGCAGATTTAATTGTTCCTTCAAAATCAACTTCTTGTTTTGTGGTTACAGGTCGGCTTGCGTTTTCTGCTGCTATTGTTGCAATGCGGTTTTGTTCAGCAATTGCGCGTTCTTGCGCTTTTCTTGCTTTTTTGCCGTCTAATGCTCCACCTATTGAGGCTCCTACTGCCGTTCCCACTGGGCCAAATATTGACCCTATTGTGGCGCCAATTGAAGTAAAAAATCCCATTATAATGCTCCCATGAATGGTGCAAATAATGCTATTCCTAATATTATTCCTGCTATTGCATGAAATATTGTTTGTTTAATCATTTTACATACCTCCGTGAAAGAAGGTCAATGCCAACGCCGCAAGCGACAGTCATTCCAATGATTATAGTATCGACTTGAGCCGATGCTATACCTAAACCCGCAAGATATGCGCCTAATAAGGTACCACATCTAGTGATGATAGGTTTTAGTATTTGTTTAATTAATAGAAATTGCAACTTTTACTCCTCTTTGTTAAGAGGGTTTAAAGTGTCCTTTGGCCGATAATATATATTATGATCAATGTGGGACTCTTGTATTAAACCCTAAATGTAGTATTTCGATATTTTTTTTGTGTTGTCAACACTTTATTTGCACCATGGTACAAATTCTTTGCTTCCACCCGTACCTTTTTGAGCCTTTTTGCTATCTGGACGTGTTTTACAGATCTTTTCACGACGCGCGATTATATCGACTGATTGTTTTTCAGGCTGTTTTGATCTTTCTAGTCCTCTCCGCTGTATCAGCGGAGTTGCCGCAATCGCAGACGGGACTGCATCAATTGACAAGGGGGGTAGGGTAGGGAGCGTTATTTTCGCTTTACGCTGTG